GTGGGGCGCATAGCGAAGCACTCCCTAATTCAAAAAGGTGACCATATGCCCAGCTTAGGCCAGCTCTATAACGATAAAGAATCCGGGTTAACTACCCGTAAAACCTATAACGTCCCGATCGCCTCAATTTATGCGGAAGAAGGTTACAACGTTCGCGAACTAAATCAGGCGCATGTCGATGAGTTCCGCGATGCGTTTATTGCCGGTGAATATATTCCGCCGCTGGCCGTAGAAGTTACTGAGCGTGGTGTGAAGGTGATCGACGGCCACCACCGCTATCACGGTGCGCTCGCCGCAATCGCTATGGGACACGATATCGTGCGCCTTGAGTGCAAAGATTTTGTTGGTACTGAGGCCGATAAGATCGCGTTTATGGTGACTAGCTCGCAAGGGCTGGCACTTACTCCCCTTGAACGTGGTGCGGCGTATCACCGCCTACAGAATCAGGGATGGAGTCCGGCAGAGATTGCCGTAAAAGTTAAGCGTTCAGAGTCCGATATCCTTCAACATCTCCAGCTTCATGAATGCACCCCGTATATCAAAAAGCTGGTTCGCGATGGCTCTATGAACTATGCAATTGCGATTGGCATTTCTCGCGAACATGGCGTTTATGCAGACCGGGAAGCCGCCAGGCTGATGAAAAAAGCAGAAGCAGCCGGGAAAACGAAAGTCACAAAGAGCATCGCCAAGCCACAATTCAACGCAGGAAAGGCGCGGAAGTTTCTGGAGATCATCTCATCATGCAAAGAGACCACCAGCGGCGGACTGATTATTGAAGTACCACCAGCAATGCAGGCCGAAGTGCTGTCGATTCTTCAGGAATTCCGCTACGAAACATCGACACCTGGTGAAGACGAGCAAAACAATGAACAGGCCTCATCATCTGAAGAAAGTGATGCCGCATGACAGAAACTATCCTCAAATGCCCTACCTGTGGGGCGTTAGCTCAATTCTCCTGGCATGGTCATAGCCCCTATATGCGTTATGGGGCTTTGCAATGTCCGCACAAACACCATTCTGTAAAGGTGACCTACCACGCCGATAGCATTGGTGCTGCGCGATTGAATCTGATTCAACAATGGGAGGTGTTAGTAAATGATTTTCAAAATTTATCGTGATCCCATTCTGCGAAAGACATTCATCCTGGATGCAATAGTTCTGGTTGGAGCGGCATCGCTTTCTGCGCTGGGAATATGGCTGGTCAATGAATGGGTGGCTGCATGAATGTCAAATGCTTAAAAGATACCGAAGGATACTGGACTGAAGGTGAAAAGTATCCGGCCCGTGTAGTTGCTGGCGGGTTTGCTCAAGTTGGCGACGATGACGATCCCAATGGCGAAGGCTGGAGCGCTGCACCAATGGAATATCGTGAAGATGGTTCGATCGTTTATCAGGTTGGTGGGATTGAGGGTGATGTGTTGTTCGAGGAGGCCAGACATGACTGATATCACCGAGCTTACTAGCGTACAAAAGAACGCAAATATTCACCGTTTATCTAGGCTCATTGCCTACGCATCTAACGATGAATTGCGCCAATTGGCTGTTGAAGTTGAGCAATACACTGATCAACTCATTGAGGCTCTGGAGAAGGCGCAGCAGCGTATCGAGGAACTCGAGTCTGATCTGTCTGAATGGACAGACTGCAAGCACGATGGTGCTACCTACTACGACATGAGCGGCCAAGAGCGCTGCGGAAGATGTGGGGCGGACGTATGACTACCAAATTAACCAAAAAAGAATCCGCATGGTTCGATGAAGTTAACTCAGTGCTGGCGCGCTGCCCGTCGCCGGAAAAATTCGGTTTCTACACCATTGGTGACCCTAACATCATGGTGTACGACCTGCGCAAAGAGAAGGACATCGAGCGCAAACTTGACGAGCTGGCATCTTCCGATTGGTGTGTAGCTGTACGAGATGCGGACGCTGAAATCGACGCCAACATTTATTTTCCTTCAGTTGTGTTGAGTACGGCAGGATAAGGAGCCAACCAATGACTGATGCCCTGACCAAAGAAAAAATCATTGATGCTATGCGCAGTTCTATTGAGGGCTTCGCCTTCTTAATCGTCGATTCGCTGGAGTTTGAACTTAAGCGCCAGCTTACCGACGCTGAACAGCAGGAAGTTTCCACAGTTGTTGAGCAGTTGGTTCTAACGTTTCCTGAACCATGTCCGCGCTGTGGTGTAACGTCTACTCGCCAGAATGGTGAGCATTATTGCCATGCTAACAGCGTGAGGGCTGAATAAATGACCAATAACCAGTTAACAGACGCACAAATTTCAAACGCGACACTCATTCGTTTAATTCGATGGGCTGATGAGCATAAAAGCCACTACGTTGCAGCTGCGTTGCGAGAGCTACAGGAACGCCGCCAGGCCACAATGAACAGCGAGCCGGTGGCGTGGACTGACGCTGAGGAATTAAGCGACCTGAAACGCGACGGATATGCCGCAATGCTTTCCTTGGCTAGAAAGGATTGTGAGCACGCCGATCCACGACGCCAAATTCTGTTATTCACACATCCAGCACCATCGCGTCAACGCGACCAGGTACGCCAAGAGCACGCCGAGTGGTCACAGGCTACCTTCGGCAATGTCGGCCCGGTTGGCCCGCTGAAGCACCTCAGCAAAGAAGCACTGGAAGCCGCTGAACAGCCTGGCGACCTGTCGGAGTGGGCTGATATGCATTTCCTGCTGTGGGACGCCCAGCGCCGTGCCGGTATTACAGATGAGCAGATTACCCAAGCGATGATCGAAAAGCTGGCGATAAACAAGCAGCGCTCATGGCCGGAGCCAAAAGACGGGGAACCAAGGCTACACATCAAAGAACGACCTCGTAAAAAAGTAGACCGCTGTGATTTTTGTACTGAAGGGGCTCGTGGCGGGTGTGGTACATGTATTTTTAACGGTAATTTTGAATGAGGTGCTTATGACTTCTAAAGATTTTATGGAAGAGAAAGAAGTATTCGAATTGCTGGGGAAGAAAAAAACAGCTGTGTGGCGTTTACGTAAAGAGCATGGTTTTCCTCAACCTGTTCTCACCTATCCAACACGCTATAGCAGGAAAGCAGTTTCAGAATGGTTGGAGAGAGGTGGAGTTAATAGCCACAGATAAATTAACAAAAAGTAAAACACAATGGCTTTAAGTATGTTTAGTTACATTTAAAGCCATACAGATCACTAACCTATTATATTTCAATATATACCCATCACTATTCTTCCATCCCACCTTCATTTATTAAGCCCTGAGACAACCCATAGGTTGCTAACAGTTCTTTTATACTACCCTTTGTTTTTTGAAAATCCAAAGCAAGCCTTTCTGCAGATTTTGTATCATTGATCATATTGTTTTCACCAATCAACTCACTTCTAAGCTTATTTAATACATCGGTATAAAAGTAATTGTGCCAATTATAAATATAAATCTCACCAAACTTATCAAAACCTTCCTTTGAAGCAGGAATCACCTCAATTATTTTTTTGCTTATCTCTCCTTCATTTAGAATGTTGTGTTTTCTAGCTAAGGGGATTGACAAAAAACGAAGAGATATTAGAGCAAACAAAGATATTGATTCATATATTTCAAAAGATTTAAGTGTGCTTTCACTCAAATATAATTTCATAGTATCCTTATCAAAACCATTATACTCTTCTAACTTTTCATTTATTTTTAATGGCCTTGTGATAGCTTCCATAAAGTCATTAAGTCTTTGGTCATCTCCCATTTTCATTATCTCTTTGACATTAAGCATCTGCATATATTGCACCGCCATAGATAAACCAATTAGGTATTTACGAATCTTAATTAAATTCTCAGCTGATTCGAATCTTTTTGACTGGAGAACAGAATCCCTGCTTGTTCTCACATTGGAAAGATAATTCCTTATTTGCTCCAGTTCTTTCTCGCCCTCTCTCACTTCAGATTTAAATTTTTCAAGTTTTGTATCAAACTTGTGTTCAATAGATTTTGTAAGAAACTTTCCAATACTATCTCTAAATAAGTAGCCGACTCCAGAGATAAATGCTGCTGATGTAACGATACTAACAAGCCATTTTAATAATTCGCTATTCATGATGACCTCGACAAACCTAACAAAAAGAATTTATCTTAACTTATTTACTTGCCAAAATATTTTGTCCGCGTACTTTTCGTATGCTTCCTTCTGCTCCACCAGCCAATCGTGTTTGTTATACACCGCCATCACTCCTCCCAATTCATGCCCTAGCATCTTTTCGGTTACGTGTGGCATAACCCCTTCCCCTGATAAATTCGTCACAAGCGAGCGCCTGAAGTCATGTGTTCGCCACTCTGGTATATCAATTTTATCCCTTAATTTTTTCATATAGAGATTTGCTGACGAGCGATCTATAGGCTTGTCCAGTTCCTGGCCGGGAAACAGAACATCATTTCCAGCATTGAGGAGCCTTTCAACAAAAGGTTTCACCTGGTCAAACACCGGGCGACGGATAACGTTACCCATCTTTGAATGTTCTGCTGGAGTCGTCCAGATAAGATCATCCATATTGAACTCACTGGCAGTAGCAAGGCGCAGCTCTGATAGCCTGGCTCCCCAAAGCAAAAGCAGCTGATGAAGCACCTTGTTGGAGGTAACGATCTTGTTGTTCTCCAGCGCCAGCCAGATTTTAGCCAACTCGGTATACGTGAGAACACGACTACCCACATCAGGTTTTTTTCCAATGGTTTTAACACTTAGCTTCAGGACTTCGCACGATGGGATCAACTGGCGACTGATACACCAGTTCATGACGGAACGTAGCTGCAGAAGAAGTACCCTGGCCTTTTTGCTGTTCTTCTTTTCCTGCTTATCAAAGAAACGCACCCATGCCGAAACAGGAATGTTTACTACCGGAGCGTCCGGGAATTCTGTGTACATCGTGTTGTACACAACTGACTTGTACAGCGTCTGAGTGTTCGGCTTCAGCGTTTCAACATACTTACCCCACCACTGATCCAGGCACTCTTTGAGAGTCAGCTCGCCATCTTCTTTGGCAAAATAATTTTTCGGGTTTAGCCCCTTGAGGTACAATTCGCGCATCTCACCGACGACTACGCGCGCCTCCTTGAGAGACATAGCGGGATAGCGGCCAATGGAGAGGCGAACGGGCTTACCGTTCCAGCGATAACGAAACTGGAATGTGATCGTGCCTGTGGGCGTTATGCGTACACTCAGCCCGTCACCATCTGTGACCTCAGCTGCGCCGCTGTATGGCTTAGCATTGATGCTACGGAGTTTGGTATCACTAAGGGCCAC